TATAAGCAGAAACATCAGAATAAACTTCTGCTTTCAGAGAATCAACCAATAGTTCAAGATTACGAACGATGAGTTTTAGTTTGTCTTTGTCCATAAGATACCGTTCTCTCTCAGAATTTTAGCATAAAAAAAGGAGGGGATCAACCCTCCTTTTGATTTACTTATAAATCCACTGGATATACAGTGATAATAAAGTAATAAAAGTAGCAGACGCAACTGTAATTTGTGCGATGATTAACATCACTTTGCCCCTGCGTTTACAAGCAGTGCTTGATGACGACGATTCTCTTTTTGCTTCTGCTCTTTAATGAGTTGAAGTGCATTGAGTTTTTTCATCACTTATGCCCCTCTTTTACAAACTTGACCCCACGATAGGTCTCATTGTATTGTTGAGGTTGTTGCATCATTTGCTGTTGATACTCAAGACGCTTTTGAGTATCATACTCTACGCCCCTATACACAATTTTTGCCATTTGTTTTCTCCTAAAGAAATGAGATGTTTAAGTCCCGTTCCTTTGGGCGGCGTTTCCGTTCGCTATTTTCGAATAGCGAATGAACGATAATGCGTTCCGCGTCGTCCTACTTGCGTCAGAGTTTCCTCTGATGAACGTAAGGTCATTATAGACCTATTCCCGGTATATAGCAATTTTCCATTGTATGAAATGTTACAATTTTATAAAATCTTAAGGGTCAAAAAAATTGCCGGGATTTTTTCCCAGCATCCGTGAAACTATTTCCGCTTTTTCTTTTCGGGTGACTTATAACCCCAGAGTTTTGGGTTGACTCTCCCATAACCAAAGTCAATACTCTTTAGATTCTCACGAAACTTATCCCAATACATATCAAACAATTTGATTCTTCCTCCACGAGTCAGGTCAAAACAAATCTTATCATCAATCATATACTTGATAATATAAGCGTCGTTTGGAGCATCCTTAGTGCATACTTCAGCATAGGTGCCACCTTGAATCAGAATCTCACAACCGTAGCGTGACTTACAAGTTTCTTTTTCTGCAGGTGTCCAGGAATCCATATGCTTTTCTTTGTTTTGTGCCTTTTCAACAACATCACCAAGTTTACTCACGAACGACCTCCCCACTGAATATCGGGATACGCCTCCGAAACAATTTCCTTTGTAATCTTATACTTTGTTTGAAGTTGCTTATCTTTTACAAGACAAATAATTTCTGCTTCAAGGGGATGAAGACCTTGAAGAAGATTAATAAACATGGTCTCTCTACGCATCGAACTTAGACCATCATTACCACCTTTTATAAAATTATAAAACTTTTCATATTCTTTACGAATTGAAGAACGTCCCTGATCTTGAGAACCGAGAGAGTTAGTTCCAAGTTCACCCATTTTTTCTACAGCATCAGAAATTTTTTCACTCAATGTTCCTTTGAATGAGTCCATCTCGTCCACAGCAGCATAAGGAACATCACCGGGAGGGAGTGACGAAACGATAGATTCGTCAAAGTTCCAAATGAATATTGCTTTGAGACAAGGATGCTCAAACTTTTTAAGTGCTTCTACTTTTTTAGCATTGGTTCTTTGTTTTGTAACAACATTCAAAATTTCAAAAACAAAGGGATTGGAGGGAAGATCAGGAATTTGTGTTTCTGATACCTTTGGTTTTGCTATAGTTTTTTTTACAATTGTTTTTGATTTTGTGTTCGTAGTCATAATTTTACAGGATATTGAATACTATTATTGATATTTATTTTTATATTATTCTTCGTCTTCTACATCTTCCATTTCAAAATCATCATCAAAGTATCCTTGTTCAAATCTAACGGATACAATTTCTTCATCAATCAGATCGCCATCTTTATTATAAAACTCTGGATGATATGCAATTTGTTTAGGGCCTTCTTGATGAGTCATCATATATTCTCTAGCAACCCAACCAACTACAAGTCCCACTATAAGAAACAAAATGGTTAGAAAGGAACCTAAAACTAAACTAACTGCTAACATTTCTTTTTCTCCGGGAAACTACTTTTTTCTTCCTTGATTTTAAGGAAAATTCAAAATAGATAGTTACTTCCCGATTCAGAAAGCAAACTATCTTCTCAAAAATGAGATGGAATGGATGAGTTTGCTTTCTTTTACCTCCATTAAGAATGAGTTCAACACCACGGTTTTTGTGGTTAAAGTTATTTATGTTACTATCAGACAATTTGTTTTTCTTTTAAAAATTTAACGGTATCAGTACATCCACCAAGTTTTTTATCATCACAGATGACCTGAGGAAATGTAGATCCTTCACCAAACTCGGCATAAAACTCATTTTTGGTAAAGTGTTCATCAAGATTATACACTACAAAGTTGCTTCCAGTCAACTCTAATACTTGTTTGACTTTATAGCAATAAGGACAATTTTCTTTTGAATATACAGTAAAGTTCATAATTGTTCGATGTATTTTAATAATTTATAAAGTTTTACAATTAGTTAACCCAAGATGGAGTATCATCAGTGTCAAAAAAGAAAATGTGGAAAAGTCTAGAAGTTTCTTTTGTAAATCCAAAATACTTTGAAGCGGCATGAGGGCAGTGACCGTCCCAAATAATCAATCTATTAAAAACATTTCCAACCTTGTCAATCTCATCCCAAGGAGTTCCATCCAGATACAAACCTGTCGGTGCAGTATCTTTCCAGGCATTCCAGATATTAGGATGACTACAATGACGAATTCCAGTTTTTTTATGGATTAATAAAGAAGTTCCAGTTTCATATGGTGCATCCGGAGTTAAGTATACCACAGCAGCCCACTGTTGAGCATCACCATGATAAACAATTGCATCCTCTGCAGTACAATATTGAAATCTACCACACATACCATAAGTTTCCGTCCAGCGTGTGATTTTCTTTCCTAAAAGTTGTTCGAACTTTTCCTTTATTCCAGGAAATACATGTTGTTGTGGGGTTCTTCTTCCTCTATGATAGTCACTTTCTTCATACTCTAAACTAAGAGCATAGTCCCTTACAGAGTATGGATCTTCATAAAAATTTTCACAAACAATAATTGAAGTCTTTGGTTCTTTTGAAACTGAAAGTTTATAACCTGGAGTTTCTGGTAAGAAAAATTCCTTCATTCTTGGAGTTTCAATCATTATTTGAGGAAGATTTTTAATAGGATATTCCTTCAAAACATAATTCACATTTCCACAAGGAGGCGTAGATCCTGCAGTATAAATCTTTGATAGGTTTTCATTTTCATATCTAGAATTAGATAAGAATGGAAGATTATCATTATAATGAGCAAAAGATTTTGCCTTAATAGATCTCCTTTTAGTATCACCCATCCAAGAGAAGTGCCATCCCATTTCATCAATTGCTTTTCCATCGGAATTAATCATATAAAGAAGATAAAATTCAGAAGGAACTTCTTTATCAGACCTCATACGAATTGGTGTTGTCTTTTTAAAAACTGACCTATTCGTGGCAAACATAGCCCAATGAACTGGATGACCAGTGTTCTTATCATATACTCTCAAATCTGCTCGACCTTCATGATAAGATAGTGGTATTTTAACATATCCATTTGGATGATTCAAGAGAGTATTTTTAATATCCTTAATGTAAATTGGATCGATTATTTCATCATTATCACCATGAATGATCATACAATCATCATCGTAATCATCTAATACCTCAAGAAGTGCATCTTTTTGCATTCTTTCTCTAACTCTTGCTCTCAAAGAGTTAATATCATCAACATTACCATCATAACAATTTAAACGATCTATTTCTTCCACAACAAGATGTTCTTCATCGGGAATGTTAAGATCAATAATACGAATTTTTTCTTCTGGTAAGTTGTAATATCTTATTGCATCTCTAAGTCCTGGTTTAGTTGGAATTCCGCTATGAGTTTTATTTGATTCACAAATAATAAATTGATCAACATGATCTTTCAATAGATTAACTCTCAAGTCTAAAAGTTCTCTACCAGTTTCATCAAAGTATGGGAAGTAATCAATAATTTTAATCATGGTTGTTAAATCTTTAATTGATTTCTTGCATCCCTTTTCTTTCCACCAATTAAGAGCAATTCCGTAAGACTCAAAGTGCCCTGGTTTTTGTTCTTCTTTATAAAAATCTGGATTGTTTAGAAAGAATGTAGCAGGAAAATTTACATCCTCCGCTAAGATAGGAAGAGTATAAACAGTTCCTAGTCCTCTCAGAAGCAAACTTTCTGCATAAGGATATTTGTGGAAGTCTGGGAAAAATTCATATCCTTTATAGTAATATGGTTCTGGATCTTGGATTCTCATGATAATTCTATCATGACGATAATAAGTATCTAAAAGTTTTTTAGCGTACTCTCTCTTCACTAAAAATGCTTGAATTCCCCAGAAGTACCATCTTCTTTTCTGAAGACGAATCAATTCCTCATGGAAAGTATCTCCAGTGTATGTTAACTGAACACACTCCCAATCGCTTGGGAGATGCTCCATTAGATCTTCCCAAGTAAAGTTCCAATACTTTACTGGGTGTAGAGATAAATCATCTTCACAGAACAAAGCATACTCTTCAGTGGTGTTATCATACCAATTTTTAATGTTCTTGAGATGGGCAACAAAAATAGATTTGTTTCCATCACAAGACTTATCCTCAAATCCTTCTTCAAATTCTAAAGTTTCTTTTACATCTCCAAATCTTTCAGAGATATGAAAACTGATTTTATCTTCTACACCATATTTTTTGAACTGGTTAACAAAGAACTCTCTTCTTTCTTTAGATTCTTCTAGACTTATGCAATGGATACTGGGAATACCTTGTAACTTATTCTCATCACTTAAATCGGATGGAAGTTGGAAGCACCAATCATATTCGTGCAATGAATTTCTTTCAATGTATCCCATTTCAAGAAACATCTTTCGAATCTGATCTTTATGTTTTCCTAGATGCAAGTGTTCAAATTCAACTCTTTTGATTTTATATTTTTTCCAATCAAAAGAAAGGAGTAGTTCAGCATCAATACCCTCAACATCTAATAGTAACCAATCAAGTTCTTCAATTTGATATTTTTCAAATAAATCTTCCATTGTAATACAAGGAACAGTGAAAGATTTAATTTCACCATCCTTAAGATATGGAACAAACTCCATATGCTTATAAATGTGTTCTATATTACATGAAGCAATTCCATATTGGGGGGCATCATTAGTATGATAATAGATTGTTAATTCTTTATCAGAATTGTCTGGAACTTTTACTGCAATGTTTTCTATAATAGCGTTCTGATAATTTTTATAACACTCCTTTAGTTTTGGAATATGAATTGAATTTGCTTCAACAAATAAAGCAAACTCTAGATCTGGACAGTTTTTCTTAAGATACCATGAAAGATCATCGTCTCCATAGTTAGCGCCTATCTGAACTACAGAACGAATTTTATTTTTCATACAGGTTTTACTCCATTTTCACAGAAGCGACACATATCAAAACATGATTGTGGTTTTGGTGCTATCTCTTCATAAGATTGTTCAAAAAGATTTCCAATAATAAATTTCAAACTATAGTCCATACAGCACAGAGAAACATCTCCATTAGGTAGCATAATGTTATGATACAGATGCTCATCACATCCACAAGTTCTTGGTTCTTCACCGTGATATATTGATTTGTATTCTTGTTGAAGGTTGAGAAGTTCTGGTTTTAACATTGCTTCCCCAACCAAATTACCTGCCCTAGACCAGAATGCTGGGACAACTGCTTCTGGGAACAGATGTTTGACCTCATCATGAACAGTACCCATCGCCATAGTATAGAATCCTTGAATTTCATGATGAACTTCTTTAAATGCTTCAATGACTTCAATATAGTTTTTGGTGATAGGATGCTTTGCTCGTCTTTCATTATCTGGAAGATGAAGAACAAATCTACCATTAGGGCCTAGATCGTAAGGAATGTTTTTAATTTGATATACATCTTCCACTTTCATTCCAATACCAGTAGTAAACACTGCAATTGGATGTCCCTTCTCATGAGCGTACAGAAGCATGTCTGTACAATCTTTATTCAACCATGGTTCTGTAAATCCAGCAAAAGTTACTCTTACATTTTGTGGAAGTTTATCTACCGCTCTCTTAAAATTGTCTAAGGTAAGATACCTTTCCTCATCAACATAAGATCTCTCAAGAATTCTTTGGGGGCAGTATACACAATCAACTACACACCCTTTCTTTGGAATTGATGTAGTAAACTCCATAGTTGGCCAAGGAGTCATGTCCCAAAATTTTTCTTTTTCAGGAACAATCTCCCCACAAAGCATATATTTACCAGCATTCTTTACAGAATCATCTGTTGCTTTCATAACATCAACGATATATCCATCAACAAGATCTGGATGAACCCACCAGTCTTCAAAGGCAGACTCATCATCTTCAGCAACATTTGTTACCACAAGTTGATATCCCATCTTAGTAAGATACTCTCTTGACTTATCTTTATAAGACTCCGATACATCAACATAATGATCATGCTCATAAGTGATTACTCTAAACTTATACTCATCAAAAGGAATTGAAAGTAATGCCTCATAAGTATTTGCCGATGGTTCAATATCAAGTTGCAAGTAATCAATAATTGTTTCAGATCCAAAATATTCTTTAATTAGTCTTGAATAATTGATCAATAAAGCATTCGCATGTAAGACATTTGTGTTAGGTCTATGTTGCTTATAATCATTCGCACAAATTTCATTAAACTCAATTGATACACCTTTCCAACCAAAATCACTTTCCAACAATGCGGTATTGTTTTTATGGTATGGGAATCCTCCACCAATCTCAATAAAAGTTCCCTCTCTCTTTCCATTTAAGATTGAGAGAATAAACATATCTTGAAACACCTGAGAGTGATTATTCTTGATGTTTTCAGATCCATTAAATTTAAATCTCAAATCTTTATGATCAGTAGAGACATAAGTTCTAAACTTATAGTTTGAACCATGAGCACCTAAAGAACTTAGTTTTTCTTGTAAATAATTTCTATGGTCTTCAGTCATGAGAGAAGAATACTCCTTTTTAAGTTTGAAAAACAATTTACGGGATTCGTCACACAATCCACAAGGATACGCCGCTTCTGCCTTTCCCATCACAAGAGAATAAAATCCAGGATACTCAACATCTATATCCAAAGGTTCTTGATTGCCTTTACAAATACCTTCTCCAATAGAAAAGAGTAAGTATGCTTCATGATGGTTTGATTCT